TACAAATTAGGTTTTCTACACACGAAACGAACAACTAAAAATGTGTCACCGGAACCGGGCTCGATGGTGTTTCCATCTTGGTCCCGGATGGTGACGGCGAAACGATCAATCCGACGAATGGGGTCGATATACTGAACCGCAACCGGATACTCATCCCTGAACGTGACCGTCGTCGATTCATTCTTTATGAGACTCGCGAACGAACCACGGAGAACACTCAGGGACGACTGACCTTCGTAGACATTGGACGCGCGATCGTTGAAGATTGTATCCAGCTGATCAATCGAGACGTAACAGTGTTCGGTACCAGATGTCGTGTTGATACGAGCCCCGAGAAGGCGAGCCTGAACGACGTTCTTCAGGGGTTGCTGAAGATGGCACGTGAATGTGTTCGCACTGGCTTGTCCGATAGAATCGATGGTCACGGTATGATACTCATAGTTGAGATCGGGGATAGTCTCAGTCGGGGAAGTGATGAGAGCCATTTCTATTAGCTTAGATTAAAGATCCACCGATTCCATCCTCAATCTCGTATGACGCCATGTCGGACACGAGTTTCTGGGCGCCACAGAGACCACCTGGGGTGAGCGACTTGGTGTACGCACTTCCCTGCTTGCGACCGGGGGTACACTCAACCTTGTTCTCCAGATCAAAGATCGAGCCGGTGGACAAAGTCTTCACCTTGATTGGCCTGGGCTGGTACATACTCCTGTCTTGGAACATCATGAGAGCCACGATGATAAAAAAGAGGACACCGATCGATGTGATCGCGTTGCGGTTCGTCTTGTTGAGATTGAACATTTATTATAGGTGTATATTTTTTTAAAGTGCGTTAAAGGTAATTTTTTAGTTTCCATATAGAGAGTAGATGGACGAGGAAATCGTACTCGATCGTGGAAACACAACCGTGATGAAATTGGACGCAGATGAGCAGGCGCTCATGGATGAGATTCAGATTTCGGCACCCCGACCCAGGCCTGTGCCACGTCCGAGTCAGCCCATGCGTCAGCCACCACCTCAACAACATCAAGAGGCGATGGATGCATTTGTAAATCCGAATAAACAGTCAGCTCCTCAGCAACCCACTCAGGATGAAGAGGTTGATTATGGAGAAGATGAACCTACTTTTTACGACGATGAGCCCATGGGGCCCGGTCCCCAGGATGAGCAGCCCTCCAAGGGGTACACCTCCATTGATGAAGAGAAGGCGGACTTGATTAATAAGCTCGGGCGCCTGGAGAAGAAGGGATTTGCCGTAAACAAGAGACTCAACGCTTATTCGAACGTCGATGAGCTGAGGTCTGAGGTGAAGCGTATTACCTACAGCATCGACGTCGAGCAGTCGGTACGCTTTTCGAGGCGTATGCTCGTCGCCTGTGTAACCGGTCTCGAGTTCCTTAACAAGCGATACAACCCCTTTGAGATTCAGTTGGAGGGTTGGTCCGAGTCCGTGATGGAGAATGTGGATGACTATGATGGTGTCTTTGAGGAGTTGTACGTGAAGTATCGCTCGAAGGTGAATGTCGCCCCCGAGATTAAGTTGATCATGATGTTGGGTGGTTCGGCGATGATGTTCCACCTGACCAACAGTATGTTCAAGTCGGTGATGCCCAACATGAATGATGTGATGAAGCAGAACCCTGACCTGGTGAAGAACATGATGGCGGCTGTACAGAACACGACCCGAAACCCCAGTGAACCCGCGACGGATGCTCCCGTGGGTGGAACGGGTAACTATGAGATGCAGGGACCCGGTGTTGACATCTCGAGTCTCATGGGTGGAATCATGATGCCACCTCCACCTCCCATGAACACGACGATGGGTGGGGGTGCCCAGGAGAGTGTCGTGGATGATGATGACATGTCTGACATCATGTCGATCTCGGGTGACTCTACGGGGGGTGAAGTAAAAGAGGTGAATGTGGGTGCTTCTAAACCCAAACGAACCAGGCGAAAGAAGAAGACGGAAATTAATCTCTAAATACTATATAAATGATAGCGTACTGTCCGCTGGAGGATTTGGAACCTCCGGTCAGGCCGAAGCAGCCTGTCGTAGAGTCCAAGACCGAAGAGGTGAAGCCTCTGATCGGTCGTGAAGAAACTGAATTGAATTATGTCATCATGGCTTTTATTGCCGGCGTCATCGTGCTCGCCGTCTCTGATACCATGAAGGCATAAATGTGCTATGTCTACCGCGGGGACGTATCCCCCTCGTAGTAGAATTAGTATGTGTACGTTTGGAGAATCTCACCAGTAAAATCATCTACACCACTTGCGTTATCTGTATAAAGTCCCAATAATTTACCATTTTTAGAAGATATGAGTTCCACGTGAATATCATACGAATACTGACGATCAGCAGAAGGATCGCTGGGTGTAAGTATGATCCCCTTAGTACCCACGGATATGTTAGGGTCCCATGGATAGTCGTTTTCTCCGCCGAA